AGTGGGTGGAATGACCCGCCACGCCAAATTTAAGGAGACGCGAGATGAGTTGGATCTGTCTGTCGTGCGCGCGGTCGGGCGGCCGGGTGGCGTTCTGCACCGACTGCGAGAGGTCGCAGGTGCTGACGGTGAGGCAGAGGGCGGAGGCCGCGGTGAGGTCTCTGACCAAGCACGTAATCAGCCAGGACCGCGACCGGTACCTGCTCGAGCGGCCGAGGATGGAGAGCCTGGGCGTGCAGGCGTGAGGCTGCCGAAGCTCGTGGTCGACACGAGGGAGCAGAGGGCGCTGGACTTCGGCGCGCTCCCGACCACGAGGAGGAAGCTGGACTTCGGCGACTACTCGCTCCGGGGGATGGAGACGAGGGTGTGCGTCGAGCGCAAGTCGGTGGCGGACCTCTGGGGGAGCCTGAGCCAGCCGGGCAACTGGGGGCGCTTCAACGCGGAGCTGGCGAGGGCGCAGGCGAAGGGGTGCAGGCTGCACGTGGTGGTGGAGGGGGCGGCGGCGCACGTGCTGAGGCCGAGCAGGTACGCGGCGATGAGCCCGCTGAGGGTGCTGGACAGGCTGTGGGAGGCGTGCCACCGCTACGGGGCGGCGGCGACGTTCGCTGGCGGGAGGCAGGACGCCGCGGCGGTGACGGTGGCGATACTGCGCGGGGCTTGGCGGGCGGAGACCGGCGAAGCCGAGTAGGGGACGGTCCGACGTGCTCAGGGAGACGACCATGAAAGCAAAGGCCAAGCCCAAGGGGCAGCTTGTCGTGCAGACTTTGCCGGAGGCGCGGTGGGACGGCGCGCTGACCAACTCGGCGAGGTCGACGTTCCTAAACTGCAGGAAGAAGTTCGAGTGGCAGTACATGAGGAGGCTAAGCCCGAGGGCGCCGAGCATACCTTTCCTAGTGGGCGGCCTGGTCCACAACGGGCTGGAGAGGCTCTACAAGACCGGCGTGTTCAGGCCGATCGCCGAGGGCCAGATCGTAGCGAAGGCCTGCGAGGAGGCCTGCCTCGACTCGTCGCTGAACCCGCAGCAGTCCGACAAGGTGTGGGAGCAGCAGGCCATGATCATGGGCATCCTCCGCGGCTACGCCAAGCTGTACCTGGCCAAGGACATGAAGGCCTGGGAGGTGCTGGAGGCCGAGTCCTCGTTCTCGTATGACATCCCTAATGGGTGGACCGCCCAGGGAAAGCGCGACATGGTTGTCAGGCGCAGGTCCGACCGCAAGATGGGGCTGGTCGAGCACAAGACCGCCGGGCGCGTGGACGCCAACTATGTCTCGAAGCTGCCGCTTGACAACCAGATCATCGGCTACGCCAACGCCCTGAAGAAGAAGTACGGCCGGCTGCCAGACTTCGTGGTCTACAACATCATGAAGAAGTCGCAGCTGCGCAAGGGCCAGAAGGAGACCTTCGAGAAGTACCAGAAGCGCATAGAGGACGACTACACGCTGAACCCGTCGTCCTACTTCTACCGCGAGACGCTGACGATCAGCGAGAAGGACGCCAGGCGGTTCGAGGAGGAGCTGTTCAGGTTCGCCAAGGAGATGGAGCGGGCGATCGAGGAGGGCTTCTTCTACAAGAACACCGGGCAGTGCACCGCCATGGGGGTGTGCCCCTACATGCCGTTGTGCATTGAGGGGCCGAACCGGGCCAACCTCAGCAGGTTCAGGGAGCGCGCGGAGCTCCACGAAGAGTTAGCCGAACTTCCGGCTCAAGGAGAATAGCAATGGGAACAGAGCTGCCGACTAAGCAGACGATCGAGGGGGCCAAGCTGTCGCACCTGAAGTGGCTGCTCTACGGGCCGCCCGGCATAGGCAAGTCGACCTTCTTCTCGAAGGCGATAGACGGGAAGCGCAAGCCGCTGTTCCTGTTCACGGACCCGGGGCTGCGGTTCATCAAGGCTTACAAGAAGCCGATCATGAACTGGCGGGAGTTCCGGCGCACGGTCAGCGAGTCCATCATAAAGGAGAACCCCAAGATCTACTCGATGATCGTCATCGACACGGTCGACCTCCTGTTCCGAATGTGCCGCCGCGAGATCTGCCTCAAGAGGAACATAGAGCACGTGTCCGACGAGCAGTGGGGGAAAGGCTACGACTTGGTGCGCGACGAGTTCGAGCAGTGCATCGCGCAGCTCGCGGTGTGGTGCGACAACCACGAGACCGGGCTGGCGTTCATCAGCCACATGAAGGACGTCGAGATCCGCGGCCGCACCGTGAAGACGAATAAGCTGGTGCCGACGCTGCCGAAGCAAGGCCTCGACATAGTGGCGCCACTGTGCGACATCATCGGGTACGCCGGCTTCACGCAGGAGAAGGCCGACAAGGCCACGAACGGCGAAATGGGCCGTGTGGTGATTTTCGAGCCGGACGAGACCGTCGAGGCTAAGGATCGCACGGGCATGCTGCCCCCGAAGTGCAAGCTGGACTACGACGCCGTGAAGGAGGCCCTGGAGGGCGGCGAGGAAGAGGAGGTCGTAGAGGACGAGGAAGTAGTCGAAGAGTAAACAAGCTGCAAGGAGACAACACAATGGCAATTCAGAACGCGTCGAAGGAGCAGGCGGCCCTGGCGGCCGCATGGAAGAACTCGAAGCCGGCCTCGCAGGGGCGGCTGTCGAACGTGGAGTGGGCGGACGGCAAGTACCAGTTCGAGGTCACGACCTGGGAGCCGGAGTTCGCGAAGGCCAGGATCAAGGCGGGTTACACCATCATCGGGGGCAACGAGTCGTACATCGGGCAGGAGCACCTCCAGTACGAGAACCTGACCGGGTCCGAGGACTCGCTGGGCTATTTCAAGGGCCGGCTCGTCAACATGGGCATCCCCGAGGACGACTTCGCGGACCTCGAGCCGAAGCAGGTGCTGGGCGACAAGCTGAAGTCGATGGTGCTGGGCCGCAAGTTCGTGGGGCAGGTCAAGACCAAGAACGACTACACCAATGTGTACGCCAACTCGGCTCTGGACGGCGACGACGCCAACGAGACGGAGGCCACGACCGACGCCGAGGAGGCGACCGAAGAGGCCGCGACGGAGCTCGCCGAGGGGGCCCGCGTCTCGTTCACCTCGAAGAAGGACGGGGAGCTGGAGGGCGTCATCGAGTCCGTCGAGGACGGCACGGCGCGCGTCAAGGCGGACAACGACAAGACGTACAAGCTGCCCGTGGACCGCTTCACGGTGATCGCGCCCGAGGCGACCGAAGAGGCCGCTGAGGAGACGGTCGAGGAGGAAGTGACGGAGGAGGCCGAGGAGACCACGGACGAGGCGCCCGCGAAGGGCAAGGCCAAGATCCCGGCCCCGAAGCTGATCCAGGCCATGCGGGCTCCGGAGCTGAAGCAGCTGTACGCCAAGCTCGGCATCAAGTTCGAGGCGGTCAAGCAGCCGCGCGAGCTCGCGGTCGGCATCGCCGGCTTCGTCCACGACAAGAAGTACATGCCCTCGATCGCGCTGCTGCCGGCGCTGTCCACCGGCCTGGGTGTCAAGACGGAGAAGGGCGCGAAGCCGGCCGCCGTCGTCGCGGCGCTGCGGCAGAAGGCGCTCGCGAAGTTCAGCTGAGAAGCCACGGGCAACCCGGCGGGGGGTCTCCCCCCGATAGAGCAACCCACAAAAGACTAGTTCCCGGGTTCAGCTAGTCCAAAGACAGGTCTGGCCATCGACAATGGCCGGGTAAACGGCCGCAGTGGTTGCTCGGTCGGCCTGTCACACTTTTAGAGAGCAGCAAGGAACCCCAAATGGGCGCGAAAGAGAGGGTGCTGGAGCAGATAGACCCGGCACAGGCGTGGGCCGAGCTGTTCCCGGGCTGGAAGGAGGGCGTGAACGTGCCCTGCGTGGTCGCGTCTGAGAACCACGAAAGCGGGGCAGACGAGAACCCGTCCCTCAGCCTGTCGGTTGACGGGAAGGCCTATTGTCACGCCTGCGGCTACAAGGCCACCAGCGTGGTGGGCGTGCTCGCCGACAAGGAGCAGCTGGCGTTCAAGGACGCCCTCCGGGAGGCGTACAACCTCTTCGTGGCGCCTCTCGTGCCGGAGTCGTACGTCGCCGACTGCCACCAGGCGCTGCTGCGCGACGAGTACATGCGGGCCGTCGTGGAGGAGCGCCGGGGCCTGTCGGCGGCCACCATAAAGAAGTTCGAGCTGGGCTGGGACAAGAAGAAGCGCCGGCTCGTCATCCCGGTGAGGGACGAGCACGGCTGGTGCGTCAACACCAGGCTGCACGACACGATGGGCGTGCACCCGCCGGAGATGAAGATCCTGTCCTACGGCAAGGGCTACGGGTCCGCTAGGCTGTGGCCGCAGTGGCAGGTGCAGCTGCCCGGCCCGGTGTTCGTGTTCGAGGGGGAGCTGGACGCGATGCTGGCGCACTCGCAGGGCCTGCCGGCCCTGTCCGTGACCGGCGGGGCTAGCACCTGGAAGGAGGAGTGGACGAAGGCGCTGCGGGGCCGCAGGGTGTACGTCGTGCCCGACATGGACAAGGCGGGGATGAAGGGCGCCGACAAGAAGGTGGAGAGCCTGGGGCGCAAGTGCAAGGTGTCCGTCGTGAAGCTGCACGGCATGCCGGGCGGGAAGGACGGCAAGGACTTCACCGACTGGGTGGTCAAGCACGGGCGCACCGGCAAGGAGCTGCTGGAGATGGCCGAGGAGGCCGAGTCCGTCGAGCCCACGAAGGAGCAGGCCGAGGAGGTGGCGCAGGAGGGGCTGGAGGCGTTCGACGAGCTCAGCGCCAAGGAGCGCCAGGACCTGCTCAGGAGCGAGGCTACGTGGAAGTGGCTGAGGAGCAGGGGCGCCTTCTTCAAGAGCCAGGCGCTGGACCTGTTCTACGCCAGGGAGGGTGGCAGTGTCTACAAGGTGGGCGAGAAGGTGGACGGGTTCGCCGCCATGCTGGGGTCGCAGGTGTCGTGGGCGATAAACACTGCGACCACGTCCGGCAAGTTCGTCATCAAGCATATAGTCCACAGGGGGACGGCAGAGGCCAGGGCCTCGACGGCCGGCTCGTGGAGCTTGTACACGGAGGCCGGCGCCATCTACATGCACTGCGGGGCCGACAAGCTGCTGATGGCCAGGGGCGGCGAGCTGACCATCGTGAAGAACGCGCTGAACGACGAGGGCGTGCTGCTTGAGTGCCCGGCGCAGATCCAGGACTTCGAGCCCGTGCTGGACGCCGACCCGGACGAGGCCGTGAGGATGCTGTGGGACGAGTGCTTCAGGCTGTTCCCGGTGAGCGAGACGGACAAGCTGCTGACCATGTGCTGGTGGATAGGGCTTTTCGTCAAGGAGTACGTGCGGCCGAAGCCGCTGCTGAGGTTCATGGCCAGGACGGCCTACGGCAAGTCGACGACCACGAAGATGATGTCCCTGATCACGTACGGGGAGGAGGTGCTGCAGAACAGCGCCACCACGACCGCCGCGCTCTACTCTATCGCCAAGCAGTTCCCGGTGCTGTTCCACGACAACGTCGAGACCAGGAACATGACGCCGCAGTTCGACGACTTCATGCTGACGGCGGCGACGGGGGGCGGCAAGTCGAAGCGCCAGATGAACACAGACCAGGGCGTGATCTGGGAGAACACGAACTGCCTGATCGTGACGAACGGCATCGAGCCGGTGAGCAAGAGGGAGATCGTCAGCCGGACAGCCGAGGTGGCGCTGGACCTGGCCAAGTACGGCTCCAAGAACTTCCACGAGACGAGCGTGTTCGACGCCATAAAGAAGGACCGTGCCTACATAATCTCCGGGCTGCTGAAGAAGATCACGAGGGACATGGTGCCGAGGATGCGCACCGGCGAGGTGCAGCGCATCGCCAAGGAGCTGGGCAGCCACGCCAAGAACCGCTTCGACGAGTACCTGGGCATCATGGCAGTGGGGCTGGACATGGTCTGGCCGGTGCTGAAGCCCGCGGGCTTCGCGCGGCCGAACGACGTCGTCAACGCCTGGCTGAAGAGCCAGACGGAGGCCACCGAGGAGCAGGACGAGGGCACCAACGAGGTGCTGTACTTCCTGAACGAGCTGGCCGAGCGCGGACCGTCGATCCCAGACGTGAGGACGAGGCCCGAGGTGCAGAAGGACGGCAGCCTGGCGATGCAGGCCTCGACAAGGCAGCTGTTCACCGACTCCAGGGTGATCGCCAGGGCGCTGAACGGCAAGTGCCCGTGGCAGAACGAGAGGCAGCTGGGCACCAGGATCGTCGACGCGTACACGGTGCTGGTCAAGTCGGGCTGGACGCACCGCAAAAAGGTAGTCAACGGAAGGTCAATACATGAGCTCAGGCGACAAGGCGTCAAAGAAGACAAGGTTCGAGGTGTGGCTCAGGGTGGAGTGCCCGTCAAAGGAGTGCAAGTGCTGGACGTACATCCCCGCCGCGGCGCTGCCGTCATACCTTCTCTGCGTAGTGTGCGGGCTCAGGGTGTCACTAAGGGAGCTCGCAAAGGTAGGTGAGAGCTGGTCACGGAGGGGGAACAATGGCAAAGTATAGGAAGAAGCCGGTGGTCATAGAGGCTTTCGTGTGGACGGGGGATGAGAAGCAGACAGAAGACCCGGCCTGGATCAACGTGCCCGGAGTCGCGACGTTTGAGAACAGTGGCACGCCAGAAGTAAAGCTCAAGATACAAACGCTGGAAGGCGTGATGACGGCAAACCGCGGTGACTACATCATTCGTGGGATTAAGGGTGAAGTCTACCCTTGCAAGCCGGACATTTTCAACGCAAGCTACGAGCTCGTGCTCGAAGGGGATAATACCTGACATGGCCAAGACACCGAGCCGGATGGACCTGGACGCGCTCAGCCCGATCGCGTGGGTCCAGGAGGAGAGGCGCCGTCAGTACGAGGCGCGCGGGGACCAGGACCACAACCCGCTGAAGTGGCTGGCGGTCCTGGCCGAGGAGTTCGGGGAGGTGGCCAAGGCGCTCGAGGACGGCCATGAAGGCAAGCATGACCACCCGACCTACACGAACCAGCTGGAGTACGAGCTGATCCAGGTGGCGGCCGTGGCCGTCGCCTGGGTCGAGGCGATCAGGCGCGGCAACGACAGCAGCCTGTTCCCGTGGTGCGGCTGCGAGGAGTGCCCCATGGAAAAGAATAGCGAGGAGGCGGCGATATGACACACGACGAGTTCAGGCTGCTGCTGAGCGCCATGGAGGACGACGAACACGCTGTTGTGCTGGGAAAGGGCGAGGAGTACACCAGGGGGCAGAAGGACAGGCTCGCGTCGTTCTACGAGATAGCCTCATTCGCCGGCGTTACGCCAAAACAAGTCTGCATGATCTTCATGACCAAGCACTGGCAGGCGCTGGCCCACTTCGTGGCCACCGGCACCACTAAGAGCAATGAGACCGTGGACGGGAGGATCATGGACCTGCGGGTGTACCTGGCCCTCATGCGGGCCTTGATCGCAGAGGAGGCCGAGACACGTGAATCCATCGGTTAGGCTCCTCGACAAGACGGGACAGCCCATGCGCGCCATGGCGCTGGCGGCCAGGCTCTGCTACACGCAGGGCATGACCATAGAGCAGGTCGACAAGAACCTGTCAGACGAGCAGTGCGAGAAGCTGGTGCTGAAGGTGCTGGCCTCGCGCCACATGTCGGTGCTGGAGCACGCCACCTTCATGTTCGGGGTGGAGGGCGTCAGCCGCAACTTCAGCCACCAGATGGTGCGCCACCGGAACACCAGCTACGAGCAGCAGAGCCTGCACTACACGCTGGCCGGGCCGGACATGGAGGTCGCGGCCCCGTCGGGGCTGTCGGACGAGCAGAAGCAGCTGTGGGGCAGCGCCAAGGACGTGGCCTTTAAGTCGTACGCCGCCCTGCTGCAGACGGGCGTGCCGAGGGAAGAGGCGAGACACCTGCTGCCGAGCGGCGTCGAGACCAAGCTGGTCATGACGGCCAACCTGCGCCAGTGGCTGCACTTCGTGCAGATCAGGGCCTGCGTCGTCAACTGCCAGGAGATCCTGGTGGTCGCCCACAAGGTGAAGAAGATCCTGGAGGCAGAGCTGCCGATGCTGCGGCCGCACCTCGGGCCGACATGCTGGACGGACGGGACGTGCCACGAAGGCAAGAAGTTCTGTGACGCCCCGTGGAGGGACAAGTGCGTGGTGAGTGGGATGGGAGTGGAGGAGCCTTATGTCTGGGAGCGTTCTAGACCTGAAGCACGTCCGGTCTAAGTACAAGGATCGCATGCTGCAAGTCGCCTTCGTGGTGTCCGGCTGGTCGCCGGAGCCTGAGGGGCAGCGCCACGGCTGCGTGCTGGCCGTAGACGGCAAGTACATCGTGGCCACAGGGTTCAACGGGCCAGATCGCTTCCACAAATGGCCGAAGGACGGGTCGCCCAGGGTGGTGCACGCCGAGGAGAACGCCATGCTGAACCTCAGGCTGGCCGGCGACATTCCGCTGGACCGCTGCGTGGCGTTCGTGACCAAGAAGCCGTGCGACCACTGCATGGAGCTGCTGAGGAGGGGAGGCGTCCTGTCGATATTCTGGCTGCAGGACGTGGGGGAGGACCGCGGGCAATGGACACGGTGACTCCGGAGGTCAGGAGCCGCATCATGAGCCGAATCCGCGGCAAGAACACCAAGCCGGAGCTGAGGCTGCGCGGCGCCATGGCCGGCGGGGGAGTGTCTGGCTTCGAGTGCCACGCCGACGACCTGCCCGGCAAGCCTGACTTCGCATTCAGGTCCACCCGCACGGCCGTGTTCGTCGAGGGCTGTTTCTGGCACGGGTGCCCGGTCCACTACAAGGCGCCGAAGAGCAACGTGAGCTTTTGGGCCACAAAGGTGAAGAGGAACATGCAGAGGGATGGCGAGAACGAGACCAAGCTGCGCCTTATGGGCTGGTCCGTTTACCGGTTCTGGGAGTGCCAGGTGAAGCACTCCGGCAAGCTGGCAGTCGCTGTGTCCATGGTGAAGAGGGCGACAGGCTATGCACGCTAAGAAGAGCGAGGCGGACCCGGTAGTGCCGATCGCAGAGTTGGAGACCGAGGGCATCGTCCGAGAGCGCGCCATCGTTGGGTTGCCGTACCACCTGTCGTTCGTGCTGGGAGGTTTACGCCACGAATGTGTGACAGTCTTCCTGGACGTGGACGGGGCCGTGCTGTCGGCTGGCATGGACGAGAGAGGCCTTATCGCGCCAGCCGGCGCGCGCTGGGTGGAGCATTTCAAGTGGCTAAGAAAAAGCGCGTAAAGCCGGCGTTCCCGCACGGGCGTGTCGTGCTTGACTACGAGACCAATGACCTGCACCCCTACAATGGGGGGCGCGCGTTCATAGCCGGCGTCGAGGACGAGGCTGGCAACGTCATAAAGGCGCGACCCGGTGACCCCAACTGGCACAAGGTGGCTAAGGTCATCGAGGACCCGGCCATCGACAAGATTTCTCACGGTGCCCGCTTCGAGATCAAGCACAGCAAGCACCTGGGGCTGAAGCCGGCCGGGCGTTTCCACGACGCCATGGCCAAGGCCGTGCTCGTCGACGAGTACCAGCGAATCAACCTGGACTCGCTCTCCCGCCGCTGGCTGGGCGACGACACCAAGGGCATCGTGCAGGCCTGGATGAAGGCCAACGGGCCGAGGATCCGCCGCATGACGGGGCGCGAGCCGAACTACACCGACATCCCCAAGGAGCTGCTGGAGACCTACCTGGAGGGAGACCTCGACAAGACGCTACGGCTGGACTGGCTGTGGCGTCCTATCGAGCAGGAGTTCCCGGAGCTGTACAAGATGGAGACGGACCTGGCCTGGGACGTGGCCGCCATGGAGGACATGGGCTTCCACATAGACATGCCGTATGTGCACCAGCAGCTGAGGGTGCTGCGGCCGCAGATGGACCAGATCCAACGCCAGATGCAGTCGATGGTGGGCGTGTCCTTCAACCCGGCCTCGCGGTTCGAGCTGGGGGACGTGATGATGGCGCTCGGGCTGGACACGGGCATCGTCAACAAGGACGGCACCATGAAGACTGACTTTAAGACTCTAGAGGCCATGGACTCGCACCCGTTCCTGGACCTGCTCATCCGCTGGAGGGGCCTGGCCAAGATCGTCGGGACGTATCTGATCCCGTTCACCCAGATGGCCGTCGGCGACGTCGTGCACGGCAGCCTGTGGCAGTACGGCCAGGACGAGGGCATCGTCACCGGCCGCTTCTCGTCGTCTGACCCGAACCTGCAGAATATCCCTGGCGGAGGCAGGTCCACGAACAAAGTATTGATCGAGCTCGGCCCGATCGTGCGTAGGGCCATCATCCCGCCGCCTGGCTACGACTTCATGTTCTTCGACTACAAGCAAATAGAGATGGTGATCTTCACCTGCTATGCCCAGGACCAGCGGGCCATGGCCGACCTTAACGCTGGCGTCGACCCGTACATCGCGCAGGGCAAGCTCCTTTATGGTCGTAACGCCTTCGAGGGGCTCGGCAAGGACACCTACAAGAGGAAACGCTTCAACGCCAAGGAGCTCTGCCTGTCGTTGATCTACGGCATGGGCCTGAAGTCCATGGCGCGCCGCCTGAAGCTGCCGCTGAACGAGGCCAAGACCCTGCGCAACATGTACTTCGCGTCGTCGCCACAGACCAAGGAGTTCATGACTAGCACCATCCGGGACCTGCTCGTCTACGGGCACGTCAAGGACGTCTTCGGGCGGCACTACCACGTGCCCCAGGACCGTGGCTACAAGGCGGTGAACGCCAAGTGCCAGGGCGCGGCCGCCACGGTCATGAAGCGCGGGATCATCAGGGCCCGCCCGCTGCAGTCGCTGGGGTTCAAGCCGCTGGTGCCCATCCACGACGAGCTCATGGGCATCGTCCCGAAGAACAAGAAGCTGCGGGAGGAGATCGCCTACGAGGGCCTGCGCCTGCTGCGTGATACCGACTCCTTCGAGGTGCCGATCGAGGCCGACGTGACCTGGTCGGACACCAACTGGGCGGAGAAGAAGCCGCTCTAGAACCGGGCGCGGCCCTCGGCGCCCACCGCGCCGTCGCTGAGCCTGCGCGCCGTGTCCCAGTAGGCGCCGACGTCCAGGTTGCGCCCAAGTGAGACCCCGAGGCTGACCCTCGGCCTGCGCCAGTCGGTCGGCGCCAGCGACAGCCCGACGTAGCGGTACTGGACCCGATTTGGCGCCTGCGGCGGCGTCTCGACCCGCTCGGCCTCCTTCGCCTTGTCCACGCTGGTGGTCTCCGGGGCCTTGTCGGTGGTCGTGTTCGTCGTGATCGTGCCGTCCGGCGCCTTCACGACGCTTTTGACGACGCGCACCGGGCCGCGGACCACGACGCGCCTCTCGACGACGCGGTCGCGGAACTCCACCGTGGGGCGCGCGCGGAGCGCGACGATCGTCTCGTGCTGCCTCTTGCAGAGGGCCAGGAGGAACACGGCGGCCGCCATTAGGATGAGAGCTCGGCGCTCCCAGGCTTGCTTAAGGAGCAGGAGGAGCGGCATCGGGCTTGACCTCCTTGGGCGCGTCCTTGCCGAGCTTCATGGCCAACACGGTCTCGCCGACCAGCTTGCCGCCGATCAGCGTCGATGAGATGGCCACACAGATCAGCCAGGTGTCGGCGCTGATGAGGTGGGCCTTGAATAGGCCCGCCGTGGCGGTCAGGAAGACCATGTACCCGAGCGTCGCGGTCTTGCTCTCGGAGTCGAGCACGTGCGTCACGATGCGGGGCCAGCGCCAGCTGTCTGGGATTAGAAGCATTGGTTCCTCCTAGATGATCTTCGAGATGAGCGTGTACTTTCCGTCCTTCATCGAGAGGACCTCGCCGCAGCGGGCCTTGTCCCTGTATGGCGCGCCCAGCGACACGTGGATCCAGTAGGCGCGTCCCTCGCGGCCTGCCTGGTTCTCGACGATTAGCTGGCCGAACCTCAGCCTGCCCTCGCGCGCGGCGGTGGCCAGTCTCTGCCAGGCATTTGTCACTGTCTCTTCGGTGTCGGGCCCGCAGGGAGAGAAGTCCGCGGCCTCGCACTTGAGGTGCTGCGACCTGTCGCTTCCGCCCACGCGCTTATTAAGTTCCAGGTAGCGGCGCCCCGAATGCACGTCCAGATCGCAACCGAGGATCGCCCGACACGACTCAAGGAGATTTGCCAGCGCGCCGAGCCTGAGCTCCTCGTCTTGGGTGACATGCCGGTTCTCCTCCTGCAGGTCCGAGTGGGTCGTCACTGTCAGCTGGAACAGGCTGAAGTGCGGCGACAGCTGCTTGTCGTTCTGGATCAAGGCTTGTGCCACCCGTTCTGCGACAGGATGAAGTACACGAGCGCGGCGAGCGCGGCCGCCCCCAGCATCTTGAATGAGAACCAGCCGAACTCCGCGAACTTCTCGTCTAGCCACTCCTTGATTGCTTTCTTCATGGCCATCTTCACCTCGTCGCTTGTAGCGTTGTCGTCGCGCCGCTCGTGGTTGTGCTGGGTCACTTCTCGCTCCTTCGGGCTCGCAGGGCCGCTATGGCTGCTGCGTTCCCTGTGACGTTGGGGTTGGACAGAGTGTGGTAGTTCCTGATGGCGCCGCCCCAGAAAGCTGGCGAGGCGGTAATCGCCTCAAGGGCCAGCGGGGCCGCCACGAGGGGGTAGCCACCGGCCGCGGCCGACACGGCGGCTGTGCCCGTGAGCCCGGCGGCAGTGGTCCTCAGCGCGTCGGTCCCGCCGTACTTGTTCTGCGGCATGATCTTTGAGAGGTTCTCCTTGACGTGGGCCTTGCGCAGCACCTTCGCCGCGCCGCGCATCCCGGGGGTGCCGTTGTTCTCCAGCCACGAAAGAAGTGACTCCTTTTGCGTCAGCAGCTCCGCGATCTGCTCCTTGTCGAGCTTGGCCGTGTTCACCTTGTTGCGCATGAACCGGTTGATCGACTGGACGCCCTCCAGCGCGGTCTGGCCCTCCATTTGAACCAGCGAGCCGTCGGCGGCCGTCTCCGTGCCAGCCAGGATCCTGCCTGGCCGGTTGATGGCCTCGTTCCAGTCAGCCTCGCCGAGCAGCACCTTGCCCGTCGACTGCCTGAGCGACCTGGCCGCGCTCTTCAGCTTGCCGGCGGCCGCGCCGTAGGCCGTGTTGGCGTCCTTGACGCTGGGAGCGTCGAACACCGTCGGGTCGTCGATGGCCTGCTGCAGGTCGCCGGCCGGCACCTTGGTCCTGGACTGGCCTAGCTGGGCGACCACGCCCGGCTTCCCGCCCACCTTCGCCGCGCCCCTCAGCGCCTGGTACGCCTTCATGGCCGGCGCGACCGCGTAGCCGAGCACGCCCAGCCTGGTCTGCGGCAGCGCGAACTCGGAGGCAGTAGCGAGCGTGCCCGCGGCAGCTACTCCCGGCAGCGCCCCGGCCTGTATGGTGTGGCCCGGCTGGCCGCCCGCCAGGAACTTGGGCACCGGCAGCTCCAGCGCGTCGCCCTGCTCCGCCGCCCGCTTGGCCTCGCGTTGGCCCGTCTGCTCGGCGACTATGCCGGCCAGCGCCTGGTTGCCCTTGTTAGCGAACTGGCCGAGCCTGGCGGCCTGCGCGAGCGGGTCCGTCTTGGGCGCGCCCTCCAGGTCCCTGGTGGTGAGGTCGTGGAGTATGCCGCCCTGCGCCGGGGCCTCCGTCTTCCACGTGTACCCCTTGGCCTTGAGGGCCAGCAGGTAGGGCTCGCGCTCGGCCTCCGGTATGGAGTCGAGCTTGGCCTTGAGCCTGGCGCGGTCCAGCTGCATGGCGCTGGGCTCGGCCATTAGGGTAGGCCGTGCCTGTTGAGGAGGTCGTCGCTGCCGCCGCCCGCGGCCGCCTGGGGCGGCGGCGCTCCCAGCGCCGGCTGCGCCGCGTTCAGCTTGCGGCGCCCGACATTGAGGTCGTTCTGGACCCCCTGCAGGAACGTCTCGACGGTGCGGAGGGCGTTGGCGTAGGCCTCCGGCGTCTTGAAGCGGCCCTGCAGCAGGCCGCCGTAGCGCGCCTCCTCGTCGGCCGTGATGGCGGCGCCCGACCGCAGGCGCGATATGGCGTCGCCGGCCTCGCCGATCTGCTGCGCCAGGATCTGCGAGTTGGTGTCGCCCGACATGGCCGCGAACGCCTTGCCGCCGAAGCCGCCCGCGATCATGTTGGGCGTGAGGAATTTCGACTTGTTCGCCGGGTCGGCCATTATGGTGCGGATTTGGGAGATGGCCCTGAGCCCGGCGGAGGCGAGGTTGGCCGTCTTGGCGGTCTCGGCCGAGATGGGCTTGTCGTCCTGGCCCGGCTGCAGCGGCGTGTACGTGACCATGCCCTTCATGTCCTTGCGCTTTATGAACTGGCGGCCGTCCTTGGTGACGATCTCTGGCCCGGAGCCGTCGTCCGGCGAGCCGCCCCGGTTGTACAGCCCCGCGGTCGCCGTCTTCAGGCTGGCGGACGCCTCGTTCTCGTCGATCTGCGAGCGCTGCAGCCGCTTGGTTAGCAGGTCCGGCGGGTTGAGGCCGAGTGACAGCCCGGCGATCATGCCCGTCTTGTGGTCGTCCTCGGTCGCGGTGCCGGCGTCTATCTTGGCCAGGTACTGCGCGTACGCGGCCTGCTGGGACACAACGCTCCTCTTCTTGTCGGCCGCGAAGGCCGCGTCGGCCATCTTGCCGAGCGCCGGGATGCCCGCGACGTCGGCGCCCGTCGGCTGGGACAGGTAGGGCAGGCGCGAGCGCAGCCCCTCCTGCAGGATCGGCGCGACCGACTGCGGCTCGAAGTGGGGCCTGGCCATGTTTCTACCTCGGTGCGCCTTGCCCGGCGCGCGCCGACCCGTAGTAGGTCGGCTGCCTGTAGGCGTAGAGCGCGTCCAGCGACGGGTTGGTCTTCTTCTGCTTATCGGCGTAGGCGCTGATCATCCCGCTGCCGACCTGCCCGCCGAAGTTCAGGTAGGCGTTGGCCGACGACTGGGCCGCCGCGTTGCTCGCCGAGGCGAGCCCGGCCAGGTACTGCTCCCTGGCGGACTGGTTCAGGTTGGCGTTGTTCTGGTTCGCGAACGTCTGGCTGAGGTTGGTCTTGGCCAGGTCGAGGTTGCTCTTGAGGCTGTCGTACTGCCGCCCCACGTCCTCTGACGAGTCGGCCAGCGGCCGCGTGATGTTCAGCTCTCGCGCAGCGCTAGTGCCGAAGTCGGCCAGCGCCGCCTGCCTCTGCGACTCGAGGTCCCCCTGGTACTTAGCCTGCGCCTCCGGCAGCGCGCCGGACTGCAGGAGCCCCAGCGCGTTGAGCCGCGCCTCGAGCTGCGGCGCCATCCGCTCGTACGCGTGCGTCTGCTGCGCCAGCAGGTCCTCGCCCAGCTGCGCCTGCATGCCGGGCACCTCGCCGCGCGCCTTGTCTAGCGCCGCGCTCTGCTGCGCCCGCAGGCTGTCCTCGGTTGCCTTCTGGTCGGCCACCTGCTTGTCGTAGAGCGCCTGCTGCTTGACCTCGTTGTCCGCCATCTGCTGCTCTTCGGTCGCCCTTTGCCTTCTGGCCTCGGCCACCGACTCCCGGTACTGCCGTGCCTGCTCCGAGCGTGCGCGCTCGCCGGCGTAGACGCCGTACCCGGACGCTGCGATCGCGACTACGGCCGCCGCCCCCACTAAGCCCATGTTAGCGTCCCCCCACGCGGGGGACCCGCTGCTTCATGGCCACCCCGCGGATCTGAGCCTTGATGTCCTGGGGAAGGACGCGGTCGAACTCGGCCACCGCGCCGTCCACCCCCAGCTTGTGCACGGCGCCGGCGATCTGCACGATGAGGGCGTCGTCGATCTGGTCCATGGGAAAGTCGCGCCCGGTGAACTTCTGCACGGCGGCGATGATCTCGGGGTCGTGCCTGAAGTAGTCGAGATCGTCGTCCGTCAGGTTAAACTCCTGGCGGGGGTCCTGGGGCGCCTTTGGGGACATGGCCGCCTGCGGGTTTACGCCCGGCTGCGGGATGGACCCGACCTGCTCCATTGGCTTCATCATCGTCTTAGCTCCTGGCGGTGCAGCTCGACGGCGTACACCTCGAAAGTCTGCGCGGCCACGCTGTTGGAGAACCTGAACTGGATCGAGCGCCCGACCCTGCCCACTACGATCGGCTGTGACTTCACCCGCGTCCCAGTCCCCGAGGTCATGTCTATCGTGGTGCTGACGAAGGTGCCCTCGTCGACGCTGACCTCGAAGGTAAGGTTCCCGGCAGACTGCTTCTTGAGGTACACGAATACTATACCGAATCGTTGCTGGTTGGAGTACTCGAAAACCTTGCTTGAGAACGTAGCTACAATGGCCGAGGTCAGGCCGTCCGTGCTCCCTGTGTTGAGCTGCATGAGCCCCGGCGTCCCGCCACTCCAGCTGTTAACTCCGTAGAGGACGCCAGACCGGTAGGCGAAGTCCGAGACGATCGCAGGCGCCAGCTGGCTCCACTTCCACGGCGCGCCCGTCTTGTCCAAGACATAGGTTAGTTCTTTGTGGGAGGAGTCGATGGACGACAGCGCGTTCGAGACCTGGAGCCAGTAGTTGCCGTCGACGATGATGGCCGCCGGCTCCGCGGTCACGGTGGGCACGTTGCCCCAGGCGAATGACCCGATGTTGGCGAACTCCTGGCGGATCCTGTCGTAGTCCAGGATCTTGGAAATAGCCCCGCCGCCGCTGTAGGCGTAGAAGCCCTTCTTGCCCAGCATGATGTAGCCGTTAGGCCCGTACAGCTGGAATGACTTCGGACTGTTGATGTTGAAGTCGTTCGGGGTGAAGATCTGGGTCAACGTGTACGTGGGGTTGGCCGGGTCGAAGATATCGCCCGTCAGCTTCCAGGCCGTGTTGGTCTTGAAGATGATTATGGACTGGCCATCGTAGGCCAGCCCGACTATGGGGAAGCCGTCGTCCGGGTTCACATCCACGAAGTTAGAAGCCGGCCACGTGGTCGGGTCCTTGAGCGAGCACCAGGCAACGCGCGACGGGTTCGCTGCGGTGTTTGCGGCGAACGTGTAGTTCTTGTACGTCAGCGAGTAGGCTGCCTGTGGGAACGCGTCGACGTAGACCGCGTTGGCGCCGTTGAAGTAGACGGAGCAGCTGCCCTGCCCGCAGATCCAGGCTTTTGAGTTCTGGTCAGTGAAGCTCACCCGCTTCGTGGCCGCCCAGCCCGGCAGCAGGTTGTAGGACGACCCGGCGTTTAGCGCGCCGAAGTTCTGGGTCAGGGTCAAGTTCAGGTCGTCAGCTACCGACAGGACTATCCCGACCACCCCGCTTACGTTGAAGATAGCCCCGGCGCGCGCGGTTGTTAGGAATGACGTGCCCACCCCTACGACGTTGGGCGATGCCACAGCGGTGGTCACGGTGCCCGCCGTCAGCGTGTACATGCCGTTGACGTTGATCGAGTCCGACGTGAACATCAGAAAGTTGTTGGTGATGCCGGCCGACGCCAGGATGAGCAGGTTCTCGGTGCCGCTGAACACCGAGGTGTGCAGCATGTAGCCGAACCACGCCCTGCTGAGGATGGTGTTCGTGGTCGACGTGCGGCTCTGCCCGAGGCGCTTCTGAATGGCCCCGTCGTCGTTCCACACATTGGCGTGCGTCGGCAGCGCCTTGGGGTCCAGGCGGTTCGGCGCAGTCAGGGTGTTCAGCCCTAGGCTGAAGTCCTGGAAAACATCGACCTTCTCTGTCTCTGCCATTTTACCTGGGCTGCTGGTATGTCGTGGGGAACGGCAGGAAGCGCGAGGTGTTCTGGGTGTCCGTCGAGCCCAGCACCGGCATCCAGTCGCCGTTCGCGTTCTCGCTCTCGATCAGCTGCTGGATCCCGAACTCGTAGGCCTTCTTGAGGTCGTCCTGGTTTGGGTCGTTGAGAAACTTGTTGCCGAGCCACTCGGCCCCGTCGATCATGAGGTTGTGCTGCGGCACCGGCAGCTTCGGTATGTCCCCGTCGGCGGAGAGGTCCGGCAACTCCATGAAGTAGCGGAACTCGATGTTGTAGACGGCGTCGGCGCACGGGAAGAACCCCACCTGGCGCTGCGTGGCCGCCGTGGCGCCCGTGTCCGGGTCGTCCCGGAACGTGTAGTAGGCTGACGGCATGGACACCGTGTTGATGTCGGGCTGGTAGGTGTCCAGCGTCCACACGCCGAGGTTGGTGAGCTTAAGAGGCGTGTTGCTCTGGCGGGCGTCGTAGATTGAGAACACGTCGGCGGGCAGGTCGTAGTAGACCTTGCGCAGGGTGTAGGTGCCGGTGGTGAGCGCGGCGCCAGCGAAGGCCGGCGTGATGGTCAGCGTCTGCCCGGCCACGACGGTGACCTCGTACCAGTTGGTGTCGCCCTGCAGCTGAATGAACGAGCGCTTGTCGCCAGCGGCGAAGGCCGTCGATGTGCCCACCACGGAGGTGCCGCCGGCGCTGACGGCAACCGTGCCGGCCGTCTTGTCCACCTGGGTCTGCACGAAGCAGCGGGCGTAGAGCCACTCGAACGGGTAGCGCGACGCGATGTCGTTCATGGTGAGGTTCAGCCACCGCTTCAGGCGGGTGGCGTTGGCCGCGACCGTCTGGTCGATGTTGAGCCGGTCCGCAAGCTCCTGCTGGAGCACCAGGAATGTGGCCATCTACTTGTCCCCCACGCACGGGTACTTCTGCTCGCACATCGCCGGCTCCCACGGGTTCTCCTCGTGGCAGATCTCGTGTGGCAGGCAGGCCATGTACGACTTCCCCACGAAGATGTTGGCCTTGCGCCCGAACCCGCGCTGCACGTGGCACGCCCTCGGGTGGTAATTCACCGGCTTGCCGTTGTCCGCCACCCTCGCCACCCTCTTGCAGTGGATCCCCACCGACATGTCGTCGCACGCCAGGACGTTGTAGCCCTTGTGCCTGAACCGGTAGCAGTCAGCGGCCTTGAACGACGGCGCAGACTGGCACCCGGACAGAACGAGGGCGACGAGGACGGCCATCCTCATCGCTTCATCACGCTGAACGTCGCGTTGTAGTTGTTCGCGTTGACCGTCCCGCCGCCCGCCGCGTTCGAATAAGCCTTGCACACGACCGAGTCCGTGGCCACCAGCTCGTAGCCGGGCAGGAACGCGGCCAGGGTGTTGCCCTCGGTGCCGGCCGTCCCCAGGTTGCCGTTGGCGCGCGCCTTGGCCGCCCCGTTGACCCAGATACTCGCCCCGGCGTTGTCCGTGACGACGCCCGCGGTCCATGTGAGCGAGCAGAACATGTCGTACGCCCCGCCCATCCCCGTGGCTATGACCACCGCGCTCGAGCTGTTGGTCTGGTCGAAGTTGATGTTCACGACCTTGTCGATCGTGTTCCAGAACACCGGCTGCTCCCCGCTGAACACCTTGGCCGTGGTCAGCCGCAGGATGGCCCGCGGCTGGCTCGGCACGAACAGCGCGCCGTTGGACCCCACCGTGAGGGTGGACCCGGACACGGACAGCGACCCGCCGAACAGCCCGCTCGTCGTGGTGATCGACGAGGCGCTGATGATGTTTCCGTTCGGCCCGGAAGCCGTGAACGACGCGTTGGTGATGGTGGACGCTCCGGTGAGGCTCACCGATGTAGGGGACGACGACGCGCTGGTCCCATTCTGCTTCATCGGCTGGGCCACGGCCAGCGACGGGCAGAGCAGGGACAGCGCCATCAGGACATGTATCTTCATGGTGGGCCTCACTTCAGCTGGGTGATGGTGACCCTGGTGCAGCCGCCGGAGTTCTGCGTCATGCACCAGGTCTTCCTGGTCGAGGGCGGGACGGCGTAGTAGAGGCCGATGCCGGCAGGGATCTCGCGCCCGTACCAGACCGACGTCACGGCCGTCGACAGGGCGACGTCCTGCCCGCAGTTGATCGTGCTCGTGCTCACCGCCGGGTTGTAGACCTCGATGGCGAACGCGCCCGACAGCGTCCCCGACGACGTCGCCGCCGTCACGTCCGTCCTGCCTCCCGACGCGCACAGGTTGATCGTCTGCGTGATCGTCTGCGTGGTCAGGGCCACCTCGTGCACGTTCTGCACGTTGCTCTGCGCTGACGCCACTGTCCCCACTAAGGACAGCACCACGAATAGGACATATCTCATGAGGTCTGCTCCTGTAAGTAGTCGAAGTCCACGTAGCTGATGTTGGCGTCCAGGTCGGCGTAGCAGCCGGCCGGGAAGAACTTGCCCTCGACACCGAAAGCCTTGTCAGCGCTGCTGTCCGTGTTGCCCTGGAAGATGTACTTCTCGGTGCCTCCAGTTGACGTCCCGTTGTAAAGCGTGACGGTGCCAGGGCCGCCGCCACCGCTGCGGGTGGTGAACCCGAAGATCCTGACCGCCTTGCCGGACACCCCTACGACGCCGGCCGCCGTGATTCTGATGCTCCCTGCCATATTCGTGCCCCCCTTAGGCGTGCTTCGAGCGAGTCTTGTGGATCTTCAGAGCGTTCTCGGTGTTGAAGTCGGCGTTGCAGGTCTCGCAGGCGAAGCCCTCGGCCGCCTTCGCGGCCGCCTTGCCCTCCCACTCCACGACCGGCACGTCCTCGGCGTCGACGGACCAGCCGTCGCTGTTCTTCTCCGACACGGGCAGCGCCTCCGGCATCGGGCGGTCTCGGCGCGCGCCGAGGAAGGCCTCGCGCTGCGCGTTGTTCCACGCCTCCTGGTCCGGCCCGCGGTCGAGGTTGAGCAGGACCGGGTACACGGCCCCGCCCTCCACCTTGGTCTTGAACGGCACCAGGCACCCGGGCAGCTTGGTGAAGCGGATGACCCGGTCGACGTTGCCAGCCCCCACGAGGATGACGGTCCCGTCCACGGCTGCGACCTTGTTGCGGAGGCGGCTATCGGCGCTAAGCGTTGACATGTTCTCTCTCCTTTGTGTTAAGGTTCAGTTTTTGAAGCAAGACTTTCATGCGCTCGGCGTACGTGTGTGCCGAGACGGCGATGCGGCCGGCGTGGGCGATGGCCTCGCGCTCCTCGTGGTTTGTGAGCAGGCTGCGCGTGACTGCGGCCAGCTCGTCCAGGCTCGAGTAGCCCACGTAGTGCAGGCCGTCCACGAACCCCAGGCGCTCCATGTCCGGCACGCGGTCCGTCACCAAGCACGACCCGGAGCAGAGCGCCTCGAACACGCGCATGTTGGCGTCGCCGTTGATCGAGCGGTTGAAGACCAGCCTGGACTCGGCGTACTTCTTCGTCACTTCGTGGAATATCCGGTTGCCGAAGAATATCGGCCCGCGGCAGGCCTTGAAGAAGGCGTCCAGTGCCTCCACGCGCGGGCCGGCCAAGCCGTTGTGGAAGTTGCCGATGAAGCACCCGTCGTACTTCTTCTCCATCAGCCCCAGGCAGTGAATATTGGGGTCGCACCCGACGGGGTTCCAGTAGACGTCGTCGCGGCCCCAGTCCAGCGCCAGCCCGCCGTGGTGCGCGACAGAGACGCTGTCGAACCGGCCGTACCTGGCCAGCTCGATGCGCCAGTCGCTCTCGATGTGGGTGTCTATGCAGTAGTAGGCCGAGGGGTGGAGCTCCGGGTTCCAGGTGGTCTGGCGCTGCCCGTCGTCCACCTTGACGTAGAGGTCGTACCCGCCCTTCACCTCGTGGATCTTCTCCGGCAGCACATGGTCCACCTCGTGGCCGAGCTGCCTGAACGCCTCGATGATGTAGACGCCGGTGCTGTCCGGCCGCACCCGCGTCTCCAGCGACACCATGACCCTCATGCCGCCACCGCCACGCCGCCGGTCATGGTGACGTAGGGCACCTGGACCCGCTGCCAGTTGGCCGTCGCGGACACCATGAAGACGTAGCCCGGCTTCACGCTCTCGGTGCGGGTCACGGTGAAGTCGAGCGCCCCGAGCAGCGACGCTACGCTCTCCGGCGTGAAGGCGTGGACGTGCGACGGGTCGACGCTGATGGCCTCGCAGTATCTGTAGTCGGGGCACAGGATCACGAGCTTGCCGCCGAGCTTGAGCACGCGTTTCCACTCCAGTATGGCCTTGACGGGGTCCACGATGTGCTCCAGCAGGTGCTTCGCGAGGATTCCGTCGACCGTGTGGTCCTCGAGCGGGAGGCTGAGCACGTCGGCCTCCAGGTCGGCGGCCGCGGGCTTGTCGGAGTTCGCGCCCACGCCCACCTGGCCGTTCCTGCGGATGTCGACCCCGACCATTTTCTCGTGGAGCTTCTGCCCGCCGCAGCCGAGGTCGAGCACCAGCCTGCCGTCGAGCAGCGGCTCCAGCTCGCCCAGCGCCAGCTGCTCCTCGCTCGCCACGAAGTCGTAGCCGGAGTCGCCGCCGGGCAGCTTGTGGTTCATGCAGTCGAACCACGACTTGAAGCCGTGCTTCTGGATCAGCCAGGTGTTGATGGCCTCGCCCTGCGCCGGTGAGTTCCAGTACTCGCCGTAGATCTTCTTCCCCGTGACGCTGCAGAAGTGCAGCATGAACGCCCGGCGGCAGATGCAGATCTTGTAGCCGGCGGCCGTGAGGCGGATGGAGTAGTCCAGGTCGTCGCCGCCCGCCTCGCAGGCGTCCAGCGGGCCCATCTCCTGCACCACCTCGCGGCGGACCAGCATGCACATGCCCGAGAGGAAGGTCGTCTCGACCGCCGGCGGCAGCTTGACGTAGTTCGTGGTCTGGAAGCCCATGACGTTGTTGCTCGTCGGCCCCACGACCGCCACCTTCGGGTCCAGCTGGAAGCAGTTGAGCATCTTCGTCAGCCACCCGAAGTCGTGTGGCAGTATCTGCACGTCGTCGTTGAGCCACATGACGAAGGGCGCCGGGTCGTTCTCCATGACCCAGCGGACGCCCGCGTTGACGCCGTGCGTCCAGCCCAGGTTCTTCTCCTGCTGCAGGACCACCACGCCGCTCTCGGGGGGCACGTCGAAGCGCTGGTCACCGTTGTTGACCACGACGAGGCGCACGGGCTCGGCCGTGTTCTGCATGATGGACGAGATGCAGCGGTCGAGCACGTTGAGGTTGTTCCAGGTGACGATGACGATGTCGACCGTGGGCCTGGCCGTCTGGACGGACAGCGCTGTCTTCACGCTGCCACCGCCAGCTTGTTCAGCTCGTCGATGTTGGCGACCGGCTTCGGGTAGACCTTGGCGAATTTCTCCTCGAGGCCGCGCACCTTGACGTAGTCGTGCTCCGTCGCCATCTGGGGCGGGCGTAGGTGCCCCACCTTGATGGCGGTGTCCATGACGATCTTTGCTCCCGCCTCGCCCTTGGCCTTGATGCAGAAGAAGATGTCCTCGCCCAGGTGGGTGTTGGAGAAGAAGCGCGGCTGCCTGATCTTCGCGATCGTGGCGACCCTGATGAGCACCACGCCGAAGCCCACCGCGTCGCACTCTACGACGGAGTTGGGCTCGTAGTCGGCGATGAACTCGTTGGAGATGCTCCTCTTGCCGTCGCCCTCGAACCAGCTCTGCTTCCACATGACCGGGTTGAACGGGTGGAGGCGCTGCGTGACCATTGGCGAGACGATGTCGGCGCCGGTGGCCTGCGCCGTCTTGAATAGGCGCTCGAACATGTCGCGGGGGACAATCTGGTCGTCGTCCACCATTAGGATGTAGTCCATCCCCTGCTCGACGGCCGCGGACGCCATCGCCTCGCGGGCGTAGTTCACGGCCATGCGGCCGGTGTTGCCGGTGAAGAACTTGAATTTGGAGCGGGCCTCGAGGCGCGCTAGCTCCATGTAGAAGTCAATGCGGTTGTCGAAGACCTGGCAGTCCACCAGGCCCGCGGACGGCTCGGACGTCATGACCTTTATGGTCGTAGTGTCTTCGAAGGGATTCACAGCTTTCCCGCCAACTTCCAGTATAGAACCCTGATCCATTCCAGTAGGCTCCCTGAGGTCGCAAGTTTGATCTGGTGCCCGAGGCAAACGCCCCGGTCTATGTCCGTCCTCCGCAGCAGCCGCTGGTCCTGGCTGCACCGGTATAGGGGTAGGCTCATGTCTGTGCCCCTCTACCGTTTACAGCGCGCGGATGAAGCCGCGCCAGTACCCGACGCCGGACGTGGCGTTGTCCATGACCATGATCGGTCCGAAGGCGAAGGACTGACCGTTGGAGTGGAACGACGCCTGACCCGCGACCGGACCGACGATCATGCCGGCCGCGGAGGCCGACACGTTGACGGCGACCTGCCCCGCGATGGAGGCCCGGAAGCCGTAGACCTGCACCAGCTGGTACGCGTCCGCCGCCGCGTCGGCGTCGATGACGCCGGCGAAGAGGTTGAGGTTCGACGTCGCGGGCTTGTTGAAGGCGTTCCCGAGGGACGCCGCCGCGACGATCGACTCCCAGCACACGAGGGTGTTGCCCACCGTGGTGCCGGTGCTGACGTTCTGCCCGATCACGAACACCTTCTCGGCGTCCGTCCGATTCAGCTGTTGCAGTAGCATTTCGTTCTCTCCATTACGTGGCGTTTATTTTCACTGGCGGGCCCGGAGGCCCCGTTTTTTCACTGACCCACGCTTACGCGCTGATGATGCTGAACGTCCCGGCCGTGACGTCGGCCGAGTTGTAGACCGTCAACGTCACGATGCCCGCCGTTCCGGCCGGCGAGACCGCCACCGCGGGCTGGTACTCCCCCGAGGTGATGTTGGGAAGGAACTGCGCCTGGTACACCTTCCCGGCCGCCAGGGTGAGTGTGCCGGCCGCGTCCGCCTGCGCCCCGGTCCAGTCCCCGACGGTCAGCCGCAGGTTGCCCCCGAGGGAGCAGGACCTGACGTTCGAAGTCGCGAATGCCATGTCCCCTCCTTAGGCAGTGATGCCCGTCAGCTTTCCGAGCCGGCGGATGTTGTCGGAGGCCAGCTGGCCGGCCCAGAGGATCTGGGCGGTCTTCGCGTCCTGGTTCTCCGGCTTGATGAACGGCGTGGTGATGAAGTTCGTGCCCTTGGAGGTCACGAGCTTCAGCGAGTCGGACGACAGCATGAACAGCGTGCCGGCGGGAGTGTTCGGGTCGTACGTGAACGTGGCGCCCTTGTAGCGCAGGTTCTCGAATCCGGCCCCGGCCATCTTCTCGTCGGTGAAGCGCTGCTGCGGCTGGAGGGCGGCCTCGTAGAACTGATAGGCCGTCTGATCCGAGCAGATGAAGTCCGGAGCCCCGCCCGAGAGGCTCTGGTTGCTGATGTTGTTGTACAGCGCGCGCATGTCGGCGAGGCCGCGGGCAGCGAACGAGCCCGAGGCCGTGACCTGCGCCTGCCACCAGCTGTTGGACGACTTCGCCACGTTGCCGATGGACGTTGAGGCGTCCACTAAGGTAACGAGCGTGTTCATGTTGGTGCCGGTGACCGCCGACGCCCACATGTCGATGTCCAGCTTGTCTCGCAGAGACATCTCGGCCTGCTTGATCTTCGACTCGAGGATCTTGATGACCGCGCTGTCCCCGACGTTCTGGATGCGCTCCTCGAGGCCGCTGATCGTCACCGTCGCCGCGTACTGGGACCAGATGTACTGCGCGGCCGTGAGGCCTTCCTGGGGCGTGACGTCGATGATGCCGTAGCCCGAGTAGGACTTCGCGGTCGTGTTCTTGCCGTACATCAGGGGCACGACGAGCGACGCCCCGCCGTCTTCCGTGATCTTCGCCTTGCTCTTCAGCCACATGAAGAGCGGGATCTTGGTGAAGATGTTGTCTGCGAACTTCTTGCGCACCGCCGAAAGCGTGGTCGATAGAAGAGCGTCGACGTTGCTCGGGCCGTACGTGAACAGCTGTCCGGGAACTGCCATGTTTCCTCCTTACTGCGTTTTCAGTCGCCTATCTCGTCGAACTCCGGGACAGGACGTCCGGCCCTGATGGCTTCCGCCACCATATTCATCGCTTCCTCGCGGTTCTTCGCGACGACTCGGGCCCCCTTGGCCGCCGTCGTCACTCCCGGGCGCTCCACCGTGGCCTTCTTCTTGCCGTCCACGATGCCGCGCGCCCTGCGGTCCGCCTCCTCGTTGATCGTCTCGTGCTTGGCGAGCTTGTACGCGTCCTCGAAGGACAGCCCAGGGTACTTCCTGATCAGCGGCTCGATCAGCCCGCGCTTGTCCAGCTCCTTGAAGTCCGGGTACTTCGCCACGGTCTGCTGGAGCTCCGTGACCTTCGAGGTGAACTCGTTGTGCTGGTTCACCCGCTCCAGCTGCGGGGCCACCTGCTCCTTCAGCAGGTGCTGCGCCGCCTGCATGACCGTCTCCTGGAACTTGCCCTTGTCGCCGCTGAGGATGGCGGCGAACGCCTCGTCCGACACCTCGAAGGGCTTGGCCGGCGCCGGCTTGCGCAGGCCCTCGGCCCACTGCTGGAAGCGGGGGTCGTTGCGCACGCCCTCCCACTCCTGGGCGGCGGCGCGGTGGCGCTCGTAGTCGGCGTACTTGGCCGCCGCCTCCGTCGCAGCCGCCTCGCGCTGCTTGGTGACGTAGCCCTTGATCTCGGCGGGCAGCGCCTCCGGGTCGAACTGCTTCGTGGCCGGCGCCCCTGCGGGCGCGGCGCTGCCGGCCTCGGGAGCCCCCTCCGCGGGGGCGGCCTCTACGGGTGCGGGTGCGGTCTCGGTGACTGGCTCAATTGCCGTCGTCATTGGGTGGTGCCTCCGGTGCGACTTCGTCCGCCGGCGCCTCTTCATTCTGTTGGGCGCCGAGCAGCTGCAAGATCTGGTCCAGCTTCGCGTCCATCGCCGCGAACTTCTCCACGACCGCGTCGCCGGGGCCCGCCTCGGGCGCCGCGGGCCCGGCCGGCACGGCCTGCGGCACGGGCGAGGGGCCGCCTCCTTCCTGGCGGCTCTTCTGCAACGCGGCGATCATGGGGTTCAAGGTTGGCTCCTGTACTGCTGAAGCGCGGCCGCGGCGGGGTTCCAGGGCTGCAGGACCCCAAGGTTGCGGTCAGGCGCGTACTGCGGCTGCTTGGCTGAGATCTTGCCGTTCTCGATGGCGCCGGCCATGAAGCGGTAACCGGGCTGGCCCTGCTCCCCGAAGTGGAAACCGTCCGGCGCGGCGGCCTCCGACATGCGGGCGTCGCCCGGCGCGGTGGCGAACTCGTAGGGCTTCGGCCCCGTCTGCCCCGCCTCGTAGTTGTTGCCGTTGACGTTGTACTCCCTGCCGTTGACCCACTGCGTGGCGTTGCCGACCGCGGGGGCGGCCGGCTGCCGCGACCCGATGACGGTCTTCCCGGGTAGGTACGGCATCCACTTGCCGCCGCTGAAGTACCCCTGCAGGTAGGGGTTCACGCCGGGGTCTAGGCCGTCCAGCTTGTTCTCGCGCGTGAACCCGGTGGGGTAGGGGGTGGCGTTGGGGTTCCAGATGTTGTTCTCGAAGCCCCCGGAGGTGGACTCGACGGGGAGCGTCATGTAGCCCATGCTGCCGGTGTTCTGGCCGGAGGCGGCGTCGTAGCCGGGCACTTGGTACTGCGGCAGGTACGGTGTGGGCATCCCCCTCCCCTAGTCCACTTTCGTGGAGTGTATCTTCGCCAGGTACCCCTGGCTGAAGTGCAGGGTGATGTTCCCGTTCACTTCCTCTTTCCTGAACTCCTCCAGCAGGTCGCCGAAGCGGCCGCGGAGGTCCTTCTTGTTCTGCGTCGACTGGTACACGAACAGCACCCGCTCAGTATTGGTCACGGGCGCCATGCACCTTGTCTCCCACTTCCCTCACCCCGAGGGTCTTCATCAGCATCGCCTTGTGCTCCCTGCTCCTGACGAACGTCCCCTTGGGCGACTTCTCGGGGTCGGCGAGGTGCGGCTCGAAGCCGGGCTTCCTGAAGTAGACGTCCGAGAACTTGAAGGAGCTGGCGGAGCCGCAGGCGTCGCACGTCATCGCCCCGCCCAGTGACCAGCTGCCCCTGCTCGCCCTCTTGTTGCCGCACCCGGTGCAGATCATCGCCCCTCCATTATAGCCCCATTATAGGGAAAAGTACATGGGGTCACTGGGGCAATAACGGGGGAGCCTGGTGGTGGACGACGTGCTGCGTCCTGTCGCCGCCCTGCGGCGGGGCCGGCTGCGGGGCCTCTGGCACCTGCGGGGCGTTCGGATCCACGCCCGGGCTACCCGGCTGTATCTGGCCGGCACCGGCCGCCGTCATCTGCTGGACCTGCTGGTCGTAGGCGTCGGCGACCTCCTTCATGTCCAGCTCGCGGAACAGCGCCTTGCCGAGGGCGAAGGACGTGGGCGACCCGGGCAGTATGCCGAGCACCTGCGCCACCTGGGGGTTGAGCGTGCTCTCGATCAGCTTGACCTTGTTCTCGCGGTTGAGCGGCAGCGTCGAGCCGGCCTTGGCCTCGCAGTCGTACTCGCCCTTGATGTTCTCGTTGGTGAAGTAGATGCCGGTCTCGTCCATCTGCAGCCCAGGGAACGCCTCGGCTATCTGCTCAGGCTCCATGCCCGTGATGCGGACGTACCGGGGCGTGGTCTGGAACTGCTTGATGAGGGATATGACCTTCATGGTCACCTCCTCCATGAAGTCCTCGAGCACGTCCTGCCGCGACGACTGCCTGATGCTGGTCCCGGCCTGCTGGCTCTGCAGCTCGAACTTGGTGTTGGTGTCCGTCTTCGCGACCCCGCCGCGCTCGGTCTCGTTCTGGCCGATGACCGCGTCGATGTCCTGCTGGATGAGGCTGTCTATCTGGAACGACTCCTTCTGGATGTCGGCGTACTGGATCGGGGTGGGCGGCGCCGAGCCGCGGGCCCGCTGGGTGATGGCGCCGTCGACGCCCTGGGCGAACTTCTCCATCTCCTCCTTCTCCATCGACCCCTTCTCGATGGACAGCTGCCTGGACCACCGCTTGATGTGGTTGATCTGCGCCGCGCGCAGCTTGACCCGCTCGAGGATCTGTGCCTCGATGATGTAGATGTCGCTGAGGGGGTACGGCTCGCCTGGCACCATGTTCAGCTTGAGCATGGAGAACGGGAAACCCTTCATCTCGTAGACGTTCGGCCCCTCTCGGAGGTACTTGTCGGTGCCGTCGCACACGACGTAGATCATGTTGGTGTCCTTGTCGTGCACCTCCCAGAACTCGAAGAGGTCCAGGTCGTTGTCGCGCAGGCTGTCCTCCACCTTCTCGCCGCGCGAGTCGCGGGCGTGGACGTTGGGGCGCAGCCGCCCCGTGTTGGTGTACTTCGGGTCGGCCTTGACGTCGGCCAGCGGGCGGATCACGCGGTGGGCCAGCCACCTGCAGTCGTGCGGGGGGTCCTGGCTGAGGGTCACGTCGAAGACCACGTCCTCGTAGGGGACGTAGGCCACGAAGATCTCCTCGTCCTTGATGTACTCGGAGGCCTCGTCGGGCGCCTCGCACTCGGTCTGGCCCAGCGTCCCTATGTACCCGTACTTCAGCCAGCCGTGGCCCACGAGGAACGTGTCGAGGAGGACGCGGAGGATCTGCTGCTTCAGGTTGAGCTGCCTGAAGATGTAGCCGATCGAGAGCTCCAGGATCTTGGCGCCCATGACCGACTGCGCCCCCTCGGGGTTGATGGACATGTGGGGGTCGCGGAAGTAGATCCGGGGGATGGCGGTCTGGACGTAGCCGTAGACCAGGTTGATCGGGGGCGCGTTCACGCCTCCGTTGTTGATCTTGTACTTGCCCTTGTACTCGTCGTGGATGCGCTTCCAGGCCTGGTCGTCGCGCACCTGGTCCCTGAACTTGAGGGAGCGGTTGATCCGCTTCATCCACTGGGAAGCGGTGATGCGCTTGGGGTCGACGTCTGTCTTCGTGGCCATTATCTTAGCTCCGTGACGCTGAATTGGTTGCCGAGCACAGCGCTCGACGTGAACGTGCAGGTGGCCCCGAAGGGCGAGATCATCGAGACGCACCAGGAGTGGCTGCCGGCGCCCGGGCTAGGGAACACGCGCACCGTGGTGGCGTTGCCGGATCCCCCAGCCGACGCGTTGTTGGACTTGCCCATGCCTATGGTGGAGGAGGCGGGGGATATGAACGCCCCGTCCTGCAGGAAGTTGATCACGCAGTACTGCCCGGCCGCCCCAGAGTTGGTGATGTCGCCACTGTAGGCTACCTGGACCTGCGTGCCGGCGGACGTCGTGAGCGTGCCGGAGCCGTAGCACACCTTGAAGGTGGTCGTCTCTGTGGTGGCACCCGAGAGGTTGTAGGTCACCGTCGTCTGGGCGACGGGCAGGCCGGTCAACGCCGAGCCATTCCCGAAGAAGCCGCTGGCCGTCACCGACGACTTGCCGAGCACGTCGCTGGTGAACGTCTTCGATGACGCGTACGTGTTGGCCTCGCCGGCTATCCCCGTGAGCGCCGACCCGTCGCCGAAGAACGCCGAGGCGGTTATCGAGGACTTTCCGAGGACCGCGGCCGTGAACGTCTTGGACGAGGTGTACGTGTTGGACTCGGCGCTGGACAGCCCGGTCAGGGCGGAGCCGTTGCCGAAGAAGGCGGAGGCGGTGACCGAGGAGTTGCCCACGATTGTCCCCCGCACGTCGAGCGTGCCGGTCGGCTGGCTGGACCCGAGGCCTATCCCCACGCTCCCGCCCGACTTCATCAGGGACATGGTGCTGAAGCTGGGGCCCGACGCCCACTGCGCCGCGGCCCTGAACATACCGGCCTGCGTGTCGTAGTAGGCTAGCTGCCCCACGTCCCCGTCGTTGCCCCCGGGGCCGACGAACAGCCCCTGCCCCGCGGTCTGGTAGATCCCGCCGCCGGCGACGCGCTCGCCGCTGGCCCCGTCCATGAAGTAGCGGAGCGAGCGGGTCCCGTCGGAGAAGGTCACGACGTTGCCGAGGTCGGCCACCACCATGTTCGAGCGGGTGTTGGCGCCGTTGCGGAGGGTGAAGGGCTCGGCGTTCGGCAGGCGTAGGTACCCCTGGTTGTTGAACGAGAACAGGGGGATGCCGGTCACGTTGTAGAGGTTCCACAGGTCGGCGATGCCGGCGGTCGTGGAGGTGAACGAGGAGACGCCCAGGACGGAGAGGGTGGCGGTCGGGGAGGACGTGCCGATGCCGACCCGCACGTTGGCGGTGTCCACGAAGATGGTGTTGGCCGAGGCCGCGAGGCCCTCCATCACGGTCCGCCTCTGGGCGGCCGCCGGCACGGCCATCGCCAGCAGGCTAAAGAGGAGTGGTAGTAATCGCGCCATCGTTGTCGACCCCCAGTCTGTATCTAGTCCCGTTGGCTGACTTCAGGATCAGCCCCCGCCCAACCGTCGCGATCTCCACGTCGCCGCCCGTGACCACGATGCTCCCCGACACGCTGATGGAGCCCATGCTCCCGTCGATCGCGCGCCTGAGGATCTCCGACAGGAGCTGGTACAGCCCCATCTCCAGCCCCTGCGGCACCGGCAGCGATATCGGCATCAGGTATTGAGCTCGGCGTACCAGCCCTCTGACGTCGGCTTGTGCGCCTGCTCCCTCCACCACTCGAAGCTGTTCTTGGGGGCGTCCCGCGTGGGCGCCTCCGGCCTGTCCCAGCGCCCCACCTGCATGCACAGCGCGTCTATCAGGTCGTCGTGGAGGCCGTGGGGGAAGGCCAGCAGCTCCCCGACCACGTCCCGCTGGCTCTCGGGGTGGAACAGCAGGGTCCCCGCGGCTATCTTGGGCTGCAGGGCCATGATCCTGGCCTGCTTCGTGGTCTTGTGGGAGCGGATCTCCTCGACCCCGAAGTGCACGTTGCGCTCGCGCATGCCCTCGTAGAGCCAGTGCATGAGCATCTTCTGGAACCCGATGGTCTCCACCTGGAGCCAGGTGACGCCGTGCCGGACCACCATCTCGAAGACCTTGTCGACGATGGCCTGCACGTCGTCGGTCCTGAGCTTGGCGTGGTCGAGCAGGTAGGTGCGCCCGCCGTCCTCCTTCGAGGCCGTCCCTGTCACGATCATCCCTGTGGCGTCGCCGTTCAGGGAGATGGCCGGGTCCACGCTCATGACGCGGGCCAGCCTCTCCGGCAGCTTGGCCGGGTCGTAGGTCTTAATCATGTGCTTCTGGAAGAACTGGGTGCCGGGCGAGAGTCGCTCGAGCAGGTACTCGCGGGCGAACCCGTACTCCCCGACCTCGGCCTTGCGCTCCATCAGCTTGTCGATGGGCCAGCGTGTCGGCCAGAGCGCCTGCTTGGTGAGCGGGTGGATGGCCGGGTACTCGGCCACGTGGTAGGCCTTGTTGGCGCGCAGCCTCTCGATGAGGTCCATCTCGTAGACGAAGGTGCCGGTCACCACGATCTGGCCGTCCGGCTTGCACATGGGGACGAGGGCGCGGAGGAAGTAGTCCTCCTGCTCGTCGGGGTCCATGCCGCCGTAGTCCTTGACGGGGTCGTCCACTAGGATGAGGTCGTAGTGGCCGCCGCGGCCGGAGGTCCCGAAGGTCAGGCTGTCGACGCGGGAGCCGTTCCTGAGCTTGAAGGCCTGCTTGGACCAGTCCTCCTCGCGGTAGGCGGGGACGAGGGTGCTGATCAGCCTCTTCTTCTCGAACAGGTCGGTCATCCCCACCATCAGCTTGTGCACCTGCTTCTCGGAGTAGCTGACCACCAGGATCTCGAGGCCGTGGGTCGTGATCGCCCGCATCATGGGGTACAGCTTGGACAGCAGGGTGCTCTTGCCGTGGTCGCGCGAGGCGATCAGCAGCAGCCGCCTGTGCGTCTCCAGCAGCTGCTCCCACTCGGCGAAGTGGGCTGGGAAGTCGTAACCGCAGATGGCGGTGGCGAGCGGCTCTATGCGGCTCTCACCCACCGCTCTTCTCCCTGAACGCCTGCATAAACTCCCTGTAGGCGTCCGCCCCGAAGAAGTTGTTGACCTGTGTCTCCACGGTCTTCTCCTTGGCTCCCTGCAGCTCTACAGCCAGCTCCAGGTACCCCTTGCGGGTAGACATATCGTTGTCTGTGCGCTCGTCCACCACGTTGCCCTTGTCCGCGAAGTACTGGGTCTTCTTGGACTCCAGCCCCTCCTCGAGGCGCTTGAGCAGCGCGGGGAGCCTCAGCTTGGGGCGCGAGTCCATTAGCTCCCTGATGCGCAGCTTCACGTGCGGCTTGTTGAGCTCACGCGTCACATTTGACCGAATGGTGCCTGTTTGGAGCCCAATCTCTCTATGGGTGGCCTCTGGGTCTCTGAGACGTGCCGTCACAAGCTTAGACTGCTTGCGCGTCAGCTTCTTCAAGCGGGCACCATTAAGGAAGAAGTCCGCAGGATGTGGCCTGGCAGCTGGCCCATGCTGTGCTCGTACCGCTGGGCTGCCCGGCTCTGGTTGAACGGTATGCCGAGCGCGGAGCGCACGCTCTTCTCTACCAGATCACGAGCAACCACAAGACCAGCAGGGTCAAGGTCGTCAGTGAACACGTAAGCCTTGTACCCCCCGTCGGGGTCGCCCTTGTAGTAGTCGGCCACCTCAGTATAGTCGAGCTCGTAGGCGTGCAGGCGGTCCCCGTTCCTGGGATAGGTGTAGGTCCAAACACCCGGCGAAGTCTCCACCGCCCTGTCGTAGTACGGGGTTCCAGGGTACGTGGTAATGACTGTGACGTCAAAGTCATCGGGCATCTCCTTGAGCAGCCAGTCCTCGGTCTCCTGGATCGTCTTGGCCGACTCGCCCGGGTGGCCGACCGACATGAGGGCCTTGACCTTCAGGCCGTGCCTCCGGGCGATCTCCATGCACCGGCTGTTCTGCTCTACCGTCGCCTTCTTCTCGATGTTCTCAAGGATGCGTGGAGAGCCGGACTCGAATCCCACGAGTATCCACTTGAATCCGGCTCTGGCCATTGCCGCGGCCTGCGCGTCCGTGAAGAGCTGGCTCTTAATGAAGCCGCGGAGCCTGAACTCGACGCCGAGCTCCTTCTGCTTCTCATATATCATGTCCATCAGCTCGACCATCTTGGTGTTCACGTTCAGCTCGTCGTCGTAGAGCATGAAGCCCGTCACGCCGTAGGTCCTGTGCAGGTGCTCGATCTCGTCCACGACGTTCTTGGAGGACCGGGTTCGCACGCGGCGGAGCATGGCAGACTCTCGCCCCCCGCAGAAGCCGCAGCCGAACGGGCAGCCGAGCTGGCAGATGAGGGACATCGCCTTGTGGCCCTCTATGGAGTAGTTATAGGAGGAGGCGTCGACGAGGTGGCGGGCAGGCCACGGGGTGTGGTCAAGCGTCTCGTTGGTCAGGAACAGGTCTGTCCCGGGGATGTCGGCGTCCACGATGCCGAAGGTCTGCGGCTCGATGGCCACGTGGATGGCGGCTTCCCCGTCGCCGGAGACCACTACATCGAAGTTCTTGCAGAGGATCTCCATCGCCGCTTCTGCCCGCCCCCTTGTCCCGCGCTTCTTCTCCCCCTTCCAGGCGGCATGGACGAGTGTAGGGTGCGGGCCTCCAAGAATGACTCTATGACCAGGGATGGCGCGCCTGATCTTGAGGGCCGCGGGCATCTGGGGGGTGGTCGCCGTGATGCCGAAGACCTCGGCCTGGGTGTTGGCGGCATGGATCCTGGCGACCTCCTCGTAGTTCTCCACGCCCGAGAGGTCGAGGACCTCAACCTCGTGCTTGGCGGCCTCGAGGCTCGCCGCGACCTTGAGGACGCCGAGGTTCATGAACACCCGCTCGTCGAGTAGGAATATGGAGGGGGGCACGACTAGGCACACTTTCATTGAGGTCCTTTACTGTACTGGGTGCTGCCCGAGCCTTATCGCTTCCTTCACCGCCCACCGGAGGGGGATGTCCCCGCCGCTTGAGACCACCAGCTCCGCCGCCACCCTGCAGGCCTCGGCCCAGTCCTTGTCCCGCATTCCGGCTGGGCGAAGCTCCCGTGTGGGGTACATTGCCCCCCTATTATAGCCTGCCGGGTCCTATTAGGGAATAGCGGGGGCCCCTGGCATAACAGGGGGACAAAAAGGCCCTAGGACCTTTTCCCTATGTACAAGCGCTTGTACTTGTGCTATAATACAAGCATGGCAATAGAGAGATGCTTGGAGTGCAGGGGATGGGTGAACCGGTACGGAAAGAACACGGGGCAGTGGATGGTCCACACCATTAAGGACAAGGTTAAGGCCCACTGGACTCCGGAGCAGGTCGGCCGGGTTAAGACGGCCTGCGGGAAGTGGGTGTGGGTGGAGATGCACGAGAAGTGACCGGCCTCGGCCGGGAGACGGGCTCAAGGAGAAAGCGATGAAGAAGAGAGAGAAGGCGAAGAAGGCGTCGATCCAGCTGCTGGTCTGCGAGCTAGTGAACAAGAAGAAGATGCTGGGCATGGAGGGCAAGGACGCGGCGCAGGTCCTCGTGCCCCGGGTCAAGAAGCGGTTTCCGCACAGCAAGTTCAAGCTGGACCACGTCTACTGGTACCTCGGCCAGCTGCGGTGGCAGCGCGAGAACGGTCTCACGACCGCACGCCTGGTCTCGCGGGCGCACAAGAGAGGGTCCAAATGAGCCAAGGCACGCAGGGCCAGTTCAAGGTGGCCGTCCTGGGCCGGGCGCACAAGGACTACCACGAGGCCAGGGCGGCGATGGAGGCCATGGCCACGCACATGAAGCAGGCGGGCCTCGACTCGTCGCCGGTGCTGGCGGCCATCACGGTGCTCGACGAGTGCGACCAGGCCGTTATAACAACGTACGGAAAGATCGTACTGGACGGGCACGCGGCCATTAAGTGAAGACATGGCGGCCGGCGCGCTTGGCCTAGGCGCCGGCCACCTCTGTGATCGGCCGCTTCTTTTTCCAGTCCCATGCTAGATCCACCCAGAGGTGGCTCTTTCTGGTTTGCTCACGCTGGTACCAGTTCCAGTTAGCTCGGTTGTCTTCGTACCACTGGCGCATGTACAGACGCTTGCGTATTCGTTTCTGCAGCGGTGACAGCACCGGCTTCTTATCGGTAGGCATGAGAGCATTGTACAATATAGCACTATTCCCTGTACGAGTTAAGTGGGGGTGGTGCTAGCCATATTATGAGAAGCCTATGGGGGATATAGCAGGAGAGGGGCTTATTTAAGTGGTTATCTAGATAACCCCTATGTGAGACACATATATTATATACACCACCACCCTAAAAAGAACAATAGATTCATACACAATCAGGGTGGTGGTCTGGCTACGGAGCGATATAACGCGCCAAATCGGCGATCGGGGAGGCACGGCGGCCGGATCCGGCTCCCCTGTATTTCTTGTGTACTTCACGCGACGCCGCATGACAAAATCTTGTCGCAGCGTGGTCGCGGGCGAGACGGGCTCAAGGGGGACGGTCATGGAGAGAGGGATCGGGTTGGTCTGCGGGGACGAGTGCGGGTGGAAGGGCTGGTCGATGGTCTGGGCCGGCGTCGCTGCCGCCACCTTCCTTATAATGGGCGTGAAGCTGGTGGATGCCAGGCACCAGATCGGCCGGCTGGAGGCCAAGCTTGAAGCCCGCTAAGGCGCAGGCCGTGACATTCGTGGAGGCGCGCGCCGCCGAGCAGGGCGCGTCCTACGTCAACTGGGCGCTGCACGACGTGCTGGTGGCGACGGGGAGGACGAGGGAGCTGCCGCAGAACCGGCACGTCGAGTACCAGTTCGCCGGCTACCACGACGGCGGGGAGACGGTGGAGATCTGGGTGGCGGCGCACTACCCGCTCAGGGTGGACCCGGCCCGCGTGGCCTCCATAAGGGAGCAGCACGACCGGCTGGCCAGGGTTATCAACGGGCGGGCGAGCGGCCTGAAGGCGAGCCGTGTGGCCTCAGAGGAGGTCGAGGTGGTCGACCCCGAGACCGGCGAGGTCACGGTCGAGGTGAGGGCGAAGGCCAAGGCGCCGAGCAAGCCGCGGGCGGCCGCGGACCCGGCCACCGGCTGCCAGGCCGGCACGAGCGGGCACAAGGTCGGGCTGATCGTGCTGCGCCAGAAGCCGAGGGGCTTCGACCGCTCGAAGGCGATCGCGGCGGCCATTAAGGAACTGAAGATGGATAAAGGGCTGGCGAGCTCGTGGGTGTCCACGCTGTTGAAGCGCAAGCCGGCCTTCAAGGAGTACGGAAAGTGAAGATTCACCATTGGAATGGGAAGCACCACGACCGGGCCTATCCAGTTACATGTGGCAAGAGTGCAAAGAATTGGCCTTTCAAGTTCTGGCAACAAAGGAAATGGAAGGGAGTCACGTGCGTGGCCTGTATCGCCTGCCGTAAGAAGCCTTCCACGGAGAGATAAATGGCCTGCACACAGAAGGAGTCGTACTTCATTGCGCAGGACGAGTGGCACCTGCAGGCGCTGATCGAGGGGACCCACGGCCGGCACGTGTGGGTGTGCCACGACCCGGGCCACCAGCACTACATCCTGAGGGCGTGGGCGCTGGACAGGGACGTCGTCGACAGCGTCGACTGGGCCAGAAGGTGGAAGGCCTGGAAGAGGGACTGGCGCCCGCAGGACGGCGGCGGGTGATCAGGGTCTGCAGGTACTGCCGGGCCGCGTCGGTTGTGCCCGGGCCCAGGAACGCCAAGGCGGTCGGCGTGTGCGCCGCCGACGCCTGCAGGCTGTCCGCGCTGCTCCTGCTGGCCGAGGCGGACATGCTGGACGACGCGGAGTGGGCGGAGCTGGAGAGGAGGCTGCTGTGACACCGAAGACGATATGGAACTTCTGCGTACTGGGCTCGATGGTCGGCTTCGTGCTGACCGGGCACGGGGTCGCGGCGTTCCTGTTCGCATTTTTGTTTGCTGGCAAAGGAGACTGACATGAACGTGGAGCAGCCGGACGGGACGGTCAAGACGCTGGAGGGCAACGAGGCCATAGAGGCATTCAAGAAGCACCCGGGGCCGTGCACTCTGAACGTGGGGCCTAGCCTCAGGAAGAAGTTCGTGCAGCGGCACCGCGGCGAGGGCATCGCGGCCATGATCGAGAGGCTGCAGGGCAGGCGCTGGATATGAAGGGGCGGTTCTGGGTGCAGAAGCACGAGGTCGCCTACCTCAGGAGTCACGTGAAGATGAGGGGCAAGGGCGCGCTGGGCTGCGGAGGGCTGGGCGTCTATTTCTGGAACGACGTCTCGGATATGCAGAAGTCCAAAGACTTCGTATACCTGGAGGTCACCCTCAAGAGGGCGAAGCGGCCATGAAGGCCAAGTCCCACGCAAAGGGCGCGGGCCGGCGCAGGGCCGGCGAACCGTACCACGGCGGGGCCAAGGTCGGGCGCGGCGCGTGGTGCGTGAAGGGCAGGCACGGCCGGTGCACAGTGATGGACTGCAAATGCCTCTGCCACGACTCGCCGGACAACTGCTTCATCGTAGGCGCATGAGCCGGGGCTGCGGAATCAATCAGGAGGGCCAACACTCGTTCCAGTGCTGGGGCGCGTGGCGCAAGCTGGCCGACTACCGGTTCCAGGTGGGCCACCGGCTGCACGAGGCCGAGCACGGGGAGGCCTTCAGGAAGAGGATGCTGGAGCTGGAGGGCGCGCACAGGGAGGCCAAGCTGCACTGCGGCGTGTGCTCCCCCGTCGGCCCCGGAAATACGACGTCTAAACCGCACGGGACTGTCGTAGAATGTACACGCGACAAATTTAAGCGCGATCCGCCTGGCCACGCCAAACACAGAGTGATGACTGCCGAGGGACGGAGATCGCGCCGATCCGGAAGACGCAAGGGAGATAAGAGAATGGGGACCGCGGTGGCTGAGAAGGTGTCGATGGCGCAGGCGTTCCGCGACATCGCGACGGAGGCGGTGAAGGGCGGCGGGATCCGGCTGAAGAAGGTCCTGCCGGCGGACGAGGCGATCATCGCGCACGTCACGAAGGCGTCGGGCAAGAAGACGTTCGACGCGAAGATGCTGGCGTGGTACAAGAGCCAGGTCAAGGCGAACCGGCTGGCCAAGAAGGGCAAGGCCTCCGACAACTAGGGTCCCAGTGCCGTATGAGGTAGCCTCGCTACCTATCAAAATGACGGCGGGACTATACGGACGCGTGCCGGTGAGAGGGTATAGAGCGTAGCCCCCAAGCCCGGAAAGTGGGTGGAATGACCCGCCACGCCAAATTTAAGGAGACGCGAGATGAGTTGGATCTGTCTGTCGTGCGCGCGGTCGGGCGGCCGGGTGGCGTTCTGCACCGACTGCGAGAGGTCGCAGGTGCTGATTT